TGTGGACAGAATGCTTTAAAACCGCTTGGTTAAAGGCTTAAAAATGTCCCCTGCCAACGAAAATATATAGAATATAAAAATAAATAAAAACTGTAAAGACTTGATTTTGCTAGGTTTTTATAGTTTTTATTTTTATTTATTTTCGTAGTTTTTTGAAAAAGGTGGACAGAAAGGTGGACAAAAAAGTCGTTTGATAACAGAATAAAACCAAACGACTAGAAACAAATAAAAATGACTATCTATAGTGTACCTCTATTTAGATTAAATGTCTAATGCTATGCACAAAATAAAAAACCGCCCATAAAAGGGCGGCGTCTACCTATGAAGGCTATTCTCAAAACCAATATTATTATAACACAAAAAAAGCCCCAGCACAATGCTGAGGCTTCGACCACTACCGCCATGATATCCCTATTGCAGTGTGAGGGGAGGTGATATACTCCTTTTTTTATTTTATAGTTTTCGTGGTCTGTTATTTACATATCTGTGCAATCGTCCAAATACTGGTCTTCAACCCATTGCGCACTGTCAGGGTGGTTGATTCGAGACCACCCGTTTAGTTTCTCGTAAACACGGACTCGTGTGCCTGCTGGGAGGAATTCCTTGTCTTGGCTATCGATGCGAGGACCGGCTTCAACGTAGTAGTCAGTGGTAAGAGTGCCTTCATAATAAGGCTTGTCTGACTTCTCTAAGCGGGTATTAACATCTAATTCACGCTCAAATTCGCTTTGGGCTGGTGCTGGAAGAGGTGTTCCGCTTTCACGGAAGACAATTTCACGAGGACGACCGTTTAGATCCCAAATATAATTATAGTCGTTTTCAGTCACACCGTCCATGCCATAGTTGCAATGGATAGCTGTGCTATCACTAGTCATAATCAATACGTGGCCAAACGCACCGAGCGAGCTTGAACCATCACGAGGTGCCCAAATTACCACATCTCCACGCTGGCCATCGAATGTGCCATCTACAGCGTCAAACACTTTTGCATAGCCAATTGCTGGTAGTGCTTGTTGAAGTGATTCTGTGTTGTTATTTAAGTTGATTTCGAGTGCATAGCTTACCGCTGATGAGCAGTCAAATTCGATGCGTCCGTCGCCGTCAGCGTCGTTTCCGTAACGGTCACCCATGTCATAATGCACCGGGATTGATTGTAGATGGTGCATACGTGCAATACTTGATTCAATTTTACTCATTTATTTATTCTCCTTCGATTAGTCTTGCTTTGGTTCGTGGTAGTTTAGTGCTTGCTCACTGTCTCCAAGACCTTTAGTCGTTGGGTCTGTGACAATCCCAAGAATTACCAAAATCACAACAAATGTATTTACGCCCTCTTGGATATTATGTGGAATTTCAAGCCCGAATTGTTGCAACATCAAGAAAACTGCTGAGATAAGAGCTACTAGAGTAGTTTTGTTTTGCAAGCGTAGTTTAAAATTAATCATGTTAGTTCCTCACTTCTAAATTAATGTATTTTTTATAAAGGGCATCAATGTACCCGTTGCCACCTAATTTCTTGTAACTAGAGTGCATTTTATGGATGACATCCGAATTATGAACGGTGGTATACCCACGCTCTAACTCTTTATTGATGTCACGCTCTAACCTTAGATACATGGTAACAAGGTGAGCTTCATCATGCACTGCTAGTTTGTCATTTAATTCATTGATCTTTTGGCCGTTTGATTCACCGACTTGTTGAATAGTTTCAACTGATTCTTGAATGGTGTTTAACTCACCTTTTAGATCTCCAAATTGTGATTTGCTTAAATTAGCTGATTTGCTAGCTTTCATACCAAACCAGCCCGTTGCTATGACTCCGATAGTAGGGGCAAGGTGGTCAATCAAATCAGAAATATTCATCTTTTATTTTTTACCCCCATTTTTAACGCATTACGCCTGTGTAGTGTCAGCCAAGATTTCGTCTTCAACTTTATAACGCAAGTCACGTAGAGCACGTTCGTCTGTACGCATTTCTTGACGATATTTAGCGTAGAGCTCAGCGTTAATAAGATTCTCTTGAACACTAGATACCGCATTCTCGTCAATGCTGATGTATGTCTGTTTAACCAGAACTGTAGCCCCTTCTTCTACGACGTTAAATTCTGCGTTGATTGTGCGTTGCTTTGTGATTTTTAATGACATGATTGTTTTCCTTTCTTAATTATCTTCAATTGATGGATATTCGTCTTCGGTTATGTAAGTGACTGTCCCTGTGTAGACTGCATTTTCAGAGCTTTGGTTTGAAAAATACATACTCCCTTCTGGTTCAAGGTGCCACACTGCACATCCTTTGTGTTCGTTAAAATTGTTTTTATTAGCAACTAAATGTGTTTGCACGCAAGGTTTGAACCCATTTGGGATTTTCTCGTTCAATTCTCTGTGCTCGCCTTCGATGGCAGAGTGGATACCTCTGATTAAGCTGAAGGTTACTACATTCCCAAGCCGTACTACATTTGCTTTTACATCGAAACCTATCGGGATTTCTTTTTTTACAACAGGTTGGTTGGTTTGCACGAACTCAACCCAATTTTCAACGGTATTCTGCGTTAGTGTTCGCTTGAAGAATCTACCAGAGCTCGTTGTTAGCGATTGATGGATACCACCCAGACCTTCTATTACCTCTAAGAGTCCTACTTGTTCTGCAGGCTTAGGTTTGCTGATTGGGTAGTTCTTCATCGTACTCATTATCGAGAAGAAACCTGTCGTTCGGTAATTGTCAAGGTTCGTGTTGTTGTATTCAATGATTGCAGCACCACGAACTTCTGTAAGCCTGTGGTGCTGGATTGGTTTTGAGCCTGAATAAATCAATCCATTGACATCGAGTGCTCCATTTTCCCGATATTTACCGATACCAACACCTTGTTGGTCATAGGACATGATAATTTTATCGGTCGGCACTGTAGTTTGAAATTCTGAGACTGAAAATCTATCTTCTAGTTTCCCTGTGACTATGAATGAGGTATCCGCAGGGTATTCCTTGCCCAAATTTGCATTAGAAGCCTTGAATTCAGAAATACTTGACCATTCACCGCCAGCCTGTCCGTTATCTGCAATAACATTACTTGTTCCAACTTTTGTTGTTGTAAAAGTCAGCTTCATGGTATTTTTTTGAACACCATTCACGCTGAGTGGCGCTATTTTAGCGAATCTCTTGATGGTTAGTGTGTCTGACTTCGCACCGCTTCTGGTAACCTCAAATTTCAGCGTTGGGCTGAAATAGAATAGAAATGTTATTTTCATCTCTTTCCAATCAGACCAAATCCCACGAGAGTCTTGAACTCTCCCTCTCAAGGTCATTTGAGTGTCTTTGTTTACAGCAACCTCACGGAATACCCCGCCATTTGCAGAAACGGAATTGCTAGCACCAACGATTTCAGCGTAGTACCCAGCTATTGTAGCCCCGTTTTTGGGTTGCACTCCGTTGAATGTAACTTTCACAAGCGACATTATGGACACGAAATGTGTTGGCTCCGGAATTATCCTTTGAGTCGTTGGATTTGTGTCTGTCAAAGTAAATCCAGTGAATGAGGGTTTTATGTTGTTTGTAACAACGCTTGCTGTTAGTGTTGTTGACTGCGTCTGAATCAATTTGCCGTCTACATAAGTATCGACATATATAGTACATCGGCCAGTTGTTGCATCCGGTATGTCGTTTGCGAAATCCGCTGGGATTGTCCACTTGAACGATGTCCCAACATTATCAGCAATTTTACCTTGCTTGTTGCCCCACGCATAGCGTAGTGTGTGCGTGGCACCAGCTAATTTCCTATCAATAGTGATATCTACCTGATTGCCAATGAATCCGTCTGAAACACTCACTGAACTTCCTCTCGGGATAGTTGTCAGTGTAAAACTATTCCCTCCGATTTCGAGTGTGTTAGGGCTATATCCCCCACCACCCGTGAAACGAGCCATAAAACCAAATATTTTTTTACCATCATCTCCGTGATTTACGGTCACTGTTTCATCTATTAGCATGATGGTCGAGTTTTGGCTGGTCATATTTGGGCTTCCAGACCAATTCAACCGACGCCCACCGTCAAAATCGATGAACGCACTGCAGGAATAGCTTGCAAATGTGGCCGCTGTGTTCAAAATAGCTAACTGGAAACGTACTCGACTAGTGTTTGCAATAGCATCTTGACTTACTTGGTCAACCCAAAGCCTTAATCTATACCCTCTATCGTTGTTACTCCAAAATTCTACCATGATTAACTACCTCCCACATATCTAATAACGTTGCGGTCTGGATTGATGAAATCCTGTTCCTCTCGATACCGACCAATTTGGATAGTTTTTGAGAAGATCCCGTTCTCGATGTGAATCACACCTTGCGAGATATACATGACCTCATTACCAGCCGAGAACATCGAAATGCGACCGCTTGGACTAAATAACACAGAACTAGAGTTATCGGTTTTACCAATGACAAGCCCTTCATTTGATGAAGTCATGTAGCTGTCAATAAAGTTCCAACGCTCTGACATGTCGTTTAGATTGTTCTCTAGCTTAGCTACACGGGCACTAGCATCAGCCAAATTCTTCTCAGCCTGTGTCCGATTAGCGTTATTTGCATTAACAAAATCTTGGTATGCCTTCACCCATTGATTAAGTATCTCGAGAGATGCTTTAGCTTCAAGCTCGGCTTGTACCACAGAATTAACTTCGTTGAGTTTGTTGAGTTGAGCTTGTGTCAAAACTTGGTCAGCCTTAGAATCAATTTCATCTTGTACATCTTCAATCGCAGGGGTCCAGTCCGTTTTGACTGTTCCTTTTTCGATTTTTACTTCCCAAACAGACTTGCTAGCTGTTTTGTGATATGTGTTGACACGTAGATGATAATTTCCTGTCGGTTTAACCCAAGTAATCAGCGTTCCTGTAGTACCTGTTTTTAAATCAGATACAATCTGATAATTTTGGTATTTATCATCAATCAACCAAAGCGTCACATTGTCGCTCTCAACATTTGCGTTGTGCAGGGCAGTAAAATTACCGTCCGATTTCGCACTGATGAGATACTTTTGGTTTTGCTCTAAATAGACAGAAGTTTCGTTTTTGTACAAAACATTATTATCGAAATTCGTTGGTTTCTTATCTGGCTTAAAAGGTCCCTTCGAACCTTTTAAGAGATTGCGACCACCAACTGACACGCTACCAGCCGTGTCATTCCATGAGTAGTCGACTGGGTTAGTGCTATTTGCTTTATCAAAGTTAGTACATATACCCAGATACCGCTTGGTGCCATCTTGCGTTAGACTGAAACCAGTGCGACCATCGGCACTATCAGCGTAGGCAAAATGGACATAAGGTGTTCGTCCGTCTGCTCCAGCTTTACCCGGAATACCGTCACGCCCGTCACTACCTTTCCACTTAGACCAACGATAGTCTTGAGGGTTTCGGCTATCCGTAGCATTGAAATCTTGGTACATACCAATGAAAGCCTTATTAGTGTCGGTTTGGCTAAAACCACTACCAGACACAGTATCAGCGTAAGCGATGTGGGTGTACTGTGTTTTACCGTCAGCACCCTTAACGCCGGGGATCCCTTGGTCGCCTTTTGGACCTTGTAAACCTTGTAAACCACGTTCGCCCTGCAAGCCTCTGTCACCTTTAGGCCCTTGTGGTCCTGGGTCGCCTCTATCTCCCTTAACTCCATCCCTACCGTCCGAAACATTTAAAAAAGTAACTTCCTCTGAAGCTACTTCTTTGTTATCTACCCACGCTGAAACTGTTAGGGCGGTTGGTTGGGTAATCTGTGATGCCACCATATCGTATGTCATACCTACATACTTAATAGCACCGTCAATCACGAAATGCCATGTAGCGTTAACTGTTCTATCACCTTGTTTCAATACTGGTCGAACAGTCGAGCGACCAACACCGTTCTTAAATACTGTGCCGTTGGTTGTCGTGATCTCGACACGGTATGGTAGAGATTTAGAAACAATCTCATCAATGCGTTGTTGCAAACTACCAGACGGTTTATTGTCCAGTTTTCTGAAATTGGTAAACACAACCGAGTTATTCAATGGCATATCAAAACTGATTACCATTTCAGACACACGAGCCTCAAGAGCTAACCCACCTCTAAAATTATTATTAATAATCTTAACAGTGTCGCCTAAATTGATATCCTTGTAGTTTTCAATAAAACTAGATTGAATATCAACGGTATAGGTCAATAGTGGGGAAGCGTACTGCTTGATAGTACGTAATGCGTAAGCCTTGAGGGCATTGACATCCTTGTATTCAGTTTCAAAGTCCTTACGTGTCCATCTATCCGTATCGCTATCCTTCAACGTGGATGGGTATTTCTCCATAGATAGTGGTGCATAGACCATCGGACTTCCTTTTTTAGAGTAAAACTCCACTTGCCCACGCTCGTTTTTTTCTTCAAACTCAACACTTTCGAGATTTGTTCCCTCTTGCCCCACGAAATACCCAGCATTGAATAGTTGGGTCTTATCACTAGCAACTTGAACACCTTTCAAGCCGTTTTGGTAGTAGAGAACGACATCCCCTCGAACCTTACCAATGCCGTGATGGTTTTCATCTGGTTGTTGGTAGATGTCAATGACAAATTTTTTCAAAGTGCCATCTCGATTTAATTCGGTGCGGAAAATAAATTCTGCATCGAATTGATTCATCAAGCTATGAAGTTGCTCTAACTTAGTGCCGCTTTGAGAATCGAACGTGATAGTTCTTGTTTTATCAGAAATTTCATTGATACCAATTTCAAGACCGGCAAACCCTAGCAAGTCCAGTTCTTTTAAATACCAAGCGATATTCTGTGGTTTATCTGCCTTGCGAGACTGTGCAGATTCCATAGCTAACTCAAGGTTTGTGTTGTTACACGTAACTTGGAAACTATCATCGTTTTCAACTAGTTGCGACACATAGAAAACGTGGTAGTTATTATCGTAGAAGAATGACACATACATTTGATCATTGATGTAAGCTACATCCTCGTGCATTTTACCATTGACAATTTTAGGGATTGTAAAATCGAATGTACTGGTTGAATACTCAAGGTAAGTGTGCCATTGACTGTTAGAGTAGGGCAACATGCCCGGAACGTTATTGTTTAGGGCACAAACCTTACGCATGTTTTTGTCATGAATCCAAATTTGCATTAAACAAAACGCCCCTTCCAAGTGATTTCAATTGTTGGGTCAGTTCTTATCCAACTTGATGTGTAAATGTCGATTTCAGTTTCACCAGTGCCGATACTGAACGGCTCAGATAAGTAAGTTAGTTCGTTAGATGCCGGCAAGTTGTCAACAAAGGTTTTGCCTTTTGACATATCAACTTCCAACACCGAACCTTTGCCAAAACGGTTAGGGATATCCTCGGTAGCATTGACGAAATCTTTGCGATAACAGAATTTATCGACATACATATGAGTTACAAGCGGACTTTGACCAACTCCGGACAATAGAACACTAACTTTTGCTGACTTACGACCTTTTAAGATAGGCACTTTGTATTTTAAATAAGAACCCCACCAGTAAAAGATTAATTCATCATCTCTACGTGCCATGTCTGACCACCCACGTTGTGCATTAAACGGGTTGTGTTCATCTAAATGTGTCCCTAGAAAATGTCTACTATCAAGAATTTGGTAACTGCCTTTGCCATCGGTAGCCATGATGTTGTAATCACAACCTAGACCATTCTCTTTCTTCTTAGACTCTACACCGTAAAGGAAACGACCTTGGTCATCGGAAACACAGATTTTGAGATAACCATATTGGCTAGGCAACCCCAACCAAAAAACTTGCCTCCACCAGATATAGTCGTTTAAAGATCCTCTTTCACCATTCGAATCTACTGGAATATCCCATGAAATCGAACTTCCTTGCAAAAACTTACTTCCGTTTCCTCTTGAAGTCAGTGCGATATTTGGACGATTAAAGACGTCAACAATCCCAAGAGTACCGTTCAAATCAGCACTGTTGTCGTTAAAAATACCGTTGTTTTTTGAACCACTAGCAAAGCCTTTCTGTATCCCAGTTTCATCTCGATAATCTAGCAATATTTCAGAACGTTTGACATCTTGCATATCAGCTTCATTTGGATTGCCGATCTCATAGCTTTCGCTAGAAGACTTCACAATCCCAACCCAGCCATTATCTGAGTTAAATTTCAGCTTAATATCTGGGTAAGTTTCAGCCGTACCAAAGTTTTTCAGCGTAGCCTTGTAATGACCAGTAGAGACCTTCTTAATACTGCCGTATTTCGTTTCACCGTCGCTACTTACTAGGGCTTGTGCCTTGTTCTCACCGTAGCTTTTCGGAACATCGAACGTGACCGTTACTGTTGCGGTGATAGGTGCGGTATTCTTATCTACTGCTAGCGACGCTTGACCAGACGGAATAGCTTCCCAAACCTTGTTAGGCTCATCACCAAAAATCAAAGGTTTAGGCTTGTCTACGTTGAGATACCCACCTAGCGTTTCAGCAATAGTATTAAAGTAGTCGTAGTTGCCTACGAGGGTAAACAATACTTGAATCTGTTTGACTGACAAGGTGCTATATAGGAATTGCTGACCATAACGCCTACGCCCTTGGTCTTGATAGTTGTTATTGAAGTTAGATGCCACGTTTTTAGTGACATCCACTGGAACGGTACGCCCTTTCCCCTCATTGAATAATTCGGTTAAGTTCTTACCGTCATAAGTTACTGACATTCCTATCAAATAATGCTACCTCCTAGCAACGCTTGTCTGCGTTCGTAATCGTTTGTTGCTTTTGTCATAAACGGTGCGAGACCGTTTGACACACTTCTTCCGTCAATGACGTTTCTGATCTCGATTGGATTAGAGCCGTTGGTTACTAATTGGCTTAGCAAGCCAATCATGACATCTAATTTATCTTCGAGAACAGAAACACGCTCACGGTCTGAAGCGTTATCGTGGTTGCCTTGTGGGGCATCGCCGGCGAAACGTGCCACTGCTTCAGTAAGGAGTTGCCACGCTCTTCCACGTTTGGCGATATCCGTTGGAATAACATATTCTGGCATATCGCCTTCAGCCAGCTCATAAACACCGTTTTTATGGACTAGACCACCGTTAGCATAACCATAGGCTGCGACACGGTTAAAGGCTGCATCCGATGTACCATAACGATGCTTGATGTAGTTGATTGCAGCAAGCAAGTTATCATAACCATTACGGATATTGTTGTGTCCTGGGTGTTTGTAAGCGTTAAATGTTGGGCCAATGGTCTGCATCAAACCAATGGATGGTGTACCGTTGATAGCATTGATATCCCAGTTGTTTTGTACGTTAGGGTCACCACCAGATTCACGCTGAATGGTTGCCAAAATCTTAGATACACGGAAATCAGTCGGTTCGATGTCGTTTGCTTTCAACGCACGAACAACCGAATCACGCCATCTTGCCACTCCCGTACCTTGAGGGCCATCTTCACCACCACCGGCAGGACTGAGCAACGGACCAAGGGTTTTCTTAATCCAATCGAACATGCCACCAACTTGGCGTTTAATCAAGGTTTGAAGTGGGCTATTGCGGTCCTTAAGTGGTTTGCTATTGTCTTCACCACCGCCACCACTATCACGCACCCCGAAATCAAGGAAGGTAGCAGCGTTAGAGATATGACGGCCGGCGTATTGGTGATACTGACCGTTACCACCGTAGTTGTATTCTTCCCCGTCGTAAGTATCGCCATGCACGGCCGTTACAAAGTCAACGTGGTTGCTTGATACTGGCCCACCAGTGTAGACGGCTACCGTTCCCGGTTTAGGTCTACTTAAGTGTGGCACACTAGCAGATATCCATTGGTTACCATTACCGAGGTGACTAAATAGACTAGGCTTAACACCAAGGTTAGCCAAACGGCTAGCAACGAATGACACACATTCACGATAGAAGTAACCCCACGGGTCAGCACCAGCGTCTTTAGCCTTGTCTTTGAATCGGTAGTCATCACCTTTAGCACCCATTGCCACCGTGCCTTCATCCATTGAGGCACTGGCCATTGACCAAAGTTCTTTCCACCAGTTCTTAGCTTCTTCGACTGGTTTCTTATACAAAGCATTACCGAGGGGGTTAAACACACCAGCCAATTTATCAGCATTAGGACTGAATTTCTTAGCCAATGATCCGACTGGGTCTTTAACGACATCTCCGACAAACTCAATCATTTTCATGAACTTGTCAACACCGTTTTTCATTGTGTCCCACACTGAGCCAGCCACATTAGTAGCCGTATCCCAGATTTTAGACCAGAATCCAGTACCCTTTGCAAAGGCTCCACGTTCAACACCCATGAGCATTGCTAATTCGCTAGCATTGATAACTTCCGAACCAGCTGGCAAGAGGTATTCAACGTTTCGACCTTGTGGCAAGAATGACTTACCATTCGGCAAGATTACCATTTCTTGGTTGTTGGTTTCTGGGCTATCGTAGCCGTCATTGAGGGTAGCTAGTGTAGGTTTAGTAATTGGGTTTCGGTATGAGCTAAACATACCAGTACCACCGGCAAACTTAACTTTAGGAATTTTAGAAATAGCCTCTTTGCTACCGCCAAAATCAGAAATCAGTTTGTTGATACCATCAATACCAGCGTTAGGCAAGGCAATGACAGCATTAATACCATCACCGGCAAGTTTCTTCATGCCATCCCACATCTCGCCGAAACCTTTTTTCACGTTATCCCATGTATCCTTGAAGAATTTAGCAATGTTGGTTAAGGCATCCGTGATTAGTTTGGTAATATTAACACCGAATTTTTCTTGTGTTAACGCTCCGATTTCATCCCATTTTTTAGATAGGAATTTCTTAGAGTTTTCCCAACCATCAAACCAATTCTTATTGATACCTTTGTGGTGTTTGTCGATGTCTTTACCAAGGGCAGTCATGGCTTCCGTAGCATTACCCTTGATACCTTCCCATGTTTTCGATGCGAATTTCTTAACGTTGTCCCACTTATCAGACCAGTCTTTTTTAAGATTAGTCATGTGTTTTGCAACGCCTTTAGCCATATCTTTGACATGATCAACGGTGCTATCAACAAACTTCTTAAATGGTTTGTTATGCTCATACATCAACTTAAACCCAGCAACTACCGGATTTGAGATTACAAGCAGTTTCTTAGCGGTGTTAGTAAAGGCTTTAATACCTTTTTCACCACCAGTGAAGTAAGTCTTGGTCTTTTCAAAGCCTTTCTTGATGCTCTTGGTCATTGAATCCATCGCACCAGTCCAAGTCTTCTTCATGCCATCCCATGTCTTACCAAGCCATTTACCAGCATTAGAAAATCCATCTTTTAGAGTTTTAACAATACCATCAACGAATTTCTTGAATTTCTTATTATGCTTGTAAATTAAAGCGAAAGCTCCAGCGATTGGATTGGCAATAAATAAAAGGACTTGTTTCCAGTCCTTTTTAAAGAAATCAATGATTTTACCAAAGATTTCTTTGGTAACTTTGAAAATCTTGTCAAAGGCTTTTTTGGCAGCGTTAAACATGCCATCTACAAAGGCCTTGAATTTCTTATTGTGCTTGTAAAGCAATACCAAAGCAGTGATAGCCGCTGCTATCGCAACAGCGATTAACCCGATGGGATTTGCTGCCATTGCTGCGTTCAATGCTACTTGCACCCCCGTCGCAATTTTTTGAGCGGCAGCCATAGCTTTTTGGGCGACAGTCATAGCTATCGTTGAATTTTTCATCACGTTAATAGCTTTCGCAACTTTCATCACTCCTGAAGCTACTTTAGAACCCACAAAGTAGGCAGCAAACAAAGAACCGACTGTTTTAATAGCCGTCTTATGTTTTGCAATGTCGCCTAATGCCTTAGATAGTGATGTGACTGGCCCTTTAGCCTTCTTACCGTTTCCGGTCATGAGGTTAAGCGCTTCGGCAACACCTTTAATCATGCCTACGGCAGTTTCCCAAACGCCGCTAGCAAAGTCTTTACCAATGCTAAACACCGAACCTAAACTATCTTTAACCTCTTTGAAGAAAGCTACAATCTTAGGGGCGTTGTTAGCAATGCTCTTACTTAGATTATCGACAAACTTATTGAGACCGTCCATTAAGCCATTAAGTTTATCTGTACCATTTCCAAGGTTAAACACTTTAGAGAATGCGTCCATGATAGTCCCTAGACCTTTGGAAACATGCTCCCCTAAATCCTTGAATTTCGTTTCAGTGTTAGGATCAGCAACCCAATTCCCAATCTGTTGCAAGAATGGGTTTTTCATTTTATCGATTGGGTCACGAAAGGCAGCGACCACCGCTGGCATACGAGACTGGATAGTCCTTTCAAGACCACCGATAGTAGTCGAGAAGTTAGCTGTCGCATCCTTGTATTTGTCTTGCAACTCAAACAAGGCTTTCTGCGCCATTTCAGCAGTGATTTTGCCATCTTTCTGCAATTCGGCATATTTATCTGCGGTCATGTCTGCAATGCCCAATTCTTGTGCAGCAACTTCTTTAAGCTGGTTCTTCATTTCGGGGAAGACATTGATAATAGACATCATGTCTTGCCCTTGGACCTTACCATTGGCAATCATTTGAGCCCACTGAGTAGCAAAATTCTCAACGGCTGCATCGGTCTGACCAAACGCATCTTGCAAGGTAAGAATGGCTTGTGTTTGTTGCTTAGTTAACTCGGTGTTGTGGGTAACGGCATAGAATTTTTGGTTCATACCGTCAACCATTTCGGTTGAGTTAGCCGCTGCTTGTGCCATTTGGTTGGTCATATCGACCATTTTCTTACCTTCTTCAGCATTACCGGTAAGTGTTAACCAAGTGGCATTCATGGTTTGTTGATATTTAACGTATTCGGCGCTTGATTGGGCGATTTCGTCAAACTTGCCCTTAATAGCTCCCAATGCATTTTGGAAACCGTTACTGATCAAGTTAGCTGCGAACGTAGCCCCGAAGATACCCTTTAAGCGTGAGGTTTTCGTTTCAGTCTCACTGACTTCACTACCCAAACGTTTAAAACTATCTTTTAAGCGACCAATGAACGTGCTAGAACGTTGACTTTGCTCAATCTCATCATTCAACTTATCGGCAGCGTTTCTAGTGTGTGCTAGGCTTGTTGCTGTTTCATCTAGGCGTTGCTTTTGCTTGCGGTATTCATCGCTTGTTCTTCCGGACTGTTTTGCCACACGCTCAAGCATTTCTTTTTGGGTCTCGTACTGCTTATTTAAGTTAGTAATCGAACCCTTGTATTGCTTGAGTTGCTCTTGCCTTGCTTCGTCCTCTTTGCCTTCGGCTTTTAAACGCTTGACATAAGTTTCAGACGCTTCGTTTTGGGCTTTGTATTCCTTTTGAAGTTCTGCCAAACCAGATTTTTGATAATCTAGGCTATTCTTAGCTTGCCTTTGTTGATTTTCCAACGATGCTAAACGAGTAGTCGCTTGGTCAATCTGTTGTTGGTACTTAAGGTACTGTTCGGCAGTTTCAGCGGTACTACCTTTCAATTGAGATTGCTCTTGTTTCAGTTTCTCAATCTTGTGTTGTTGGTTTTGGATAGCGTTACCCAAACCGTCGTACTTAGCTTGTGCTGCTCCCAAATAGTCCCCAGCACTACGCATTTGGCTTTCTTGTGCCTTCCATGCGTTAGTAGAGCTATTGACTAACTGAGTTAATCGTTTAATCGAATTGGCAGCTTGTAGCGTGTCTAAGGCGATTTCCGTGGACATGGTAGCTTGTACTTTTGCCATGTATTATTTTTCCTCCTTTCCTTAAAAATTAGAGTAAAGATGTTGGGTCAACCATTCTATCTTCTTCCTCTTTGGCATTTAAGATTTTCATTAGCTCGTAATAGTCAGTGTCGTAATACTGATCTAGTGTCCACCCAAAGCCTTGGATTGATTTCTTAGCAATGATTTTTAAATCTTCAATGCGATTTTCTAAATCAAAAATCTGTTCGCCTTTAGATTTTAGTCTTTTGGGTCAGTTTCACCAGCGGCGTTTTCAAGCTGTTCGTCTGTCAATCCGTACATATAGCCCACCAATTTCTCGGCAATTTCTTGTGTACGTTCATTGTCCAAATCAAGCAATTTGTCATAGGCTTCATCATCCAACTTGAGGACAGCACGGATAAAACTAAGCATTTCTTTGAGGATTGTGAAGCTCGCTTGCGCTTGCTCTTGCGTGTCGCCTTCTTCGACAGTGTCGCTAATTTTGAGCACGGCGAGTTGGTACTCGTGCATACGCAAGACATTGCGGTTGCTCGTAGCTACTTCAAATGCCTTTTTACTGATTTCTGGGATTTTAATAGTTTTGATTTCCATTTATCTTTACTCCTTTAACACAAAATAGAGGTCAGGCCATGAGCCCGACCTCTTGCGAATTATTAAATGCTGTTTGAAACGGCAGGAAGGGCATAGCCCCCGAAGACTTCTTTAAACATGTTAGTTTTATCAAACGTAGATGCACCAGAATAGTATTTCTTGTAAGGCTCACCGCCGAACGCAGTCGCTGACAAAGCGTTAAATGTCATGTTGTCGTCTTGGCGAGTTTGAGCAGTATCAGTATCCGTAGCAACGTTTTGAGTTGATTCTTGCATGATACCGTTAGCGAAGCCAAAGAATACTGAGTGTTTGCGGTCAAGCGTTTCAGATTCAATCAATACCGCTGTGTGAGGTTTCTCGCCATCCATCACGTAACCACCCTTGCCATCCGGTTTAAAACCAAGTATTTTTTGTTTGATTTCAAAGTCAAGGTTATTGAAGTCAAACGCCACTGTTGGTGATCCAGGCGCAATCATTACGTCTTGTACTGAGTTGTTCCCAGGAATTTTAGTTGCTTGACCTTCCAAGTTGGAAATATTAGCGGTACGAGTACCAAGCATAGCTGAATCAACTTCAATCACGCCGTCTGTTGAAAGGCCGTCAGCACCTTTAAGTAGTTTTTGGGTTTTAGGGTCAACCAAAGCAAGTCGAACCATTTTCAAACCTACAATTGCCATATAGTAATTTCTCCTTTGTTAAATTAATTTATCGAGGGCAACAAAAAAGACCGCCGTAAGTTGTAACGTATCGGGGTCTATGCTATGTTCTCTCATATCTGTAATTGAGTAGTGTTCAGATTTTAGGAATTTCAGTAATTCCATTTCAAAGGCTTCGATATCAAAATCAATGTCAGCTTTGTAAAAAATCTGGACTTCCACTCTATCCGTTTTTCCGAAAAAGGTATTATTCCCACTCAAATCAAGGGATGGATTGCTTTCGGTGAGCAAAACGATTGTCTTATCGGTATTTTCTTCGAGTTCTTTAGGCAAGTTGTTTGCGTATAATTCGCTTATTTCACCAAATTCTTTGCCGTCAATTAGCTCTTTTAGTTTTACGGTTGCTAACACTTAATCACTTCCTTCCTTTTCTTCGAATGAGTTTCTCATATTCCTCTTTTTCTGCTAATAGCACCTTTCTTTGAACAGCGCTATCGTTTTGGACATTGGTAACAAAATGATCAGCACGGTATTTCTTGGTGCCGTCATTTAATCGTCTGGCATTTTGAGCGTGGTAGTTGTTTTTCCAGCCTACGGTTGCCACACCGTTCTTTCTGCCGTCCGCATTAGTGGATTGGACAGATAAACCGTCAGCCATGTGTCCATACTTCAAATCTTTTTTATTTGAGTAGTGTTTCTCCCTAGTAACTTCTTCCAGTTCCTTTTGAAACACTTTCGCACCAGCAGTGGTAATTTTCGCTTGTTCCGCTGGTGTTAAATTACCAATGCTAGCTACTGTTTCAAGCCAGCCCTCTAGTGCTTCATCAAGCCCTACCATAAGCTATCACCCAACTTTCTTGTGCTTCCGCAATGTCAGAAAGTCGTAGCGATTAAGCCCAAAGTTTTCATTTGGACTCACGCGCACAATATCATACTGAGTGCCATTTAGGACGGCAACTTGACCTTCGACAACTTTAGCATTATGACGAATAACAATCACTCGTGTATCGCTTTCGCCATTCTGTTGGGCAAGATACTCTTGATTGAGCGTGCGAGTGTGTGGCTTATAGTGCAGCGTAAACTGTTTCACAAACTTTGGCACGCTCACACCCGTAAACTTGTTAGGGGTGCTTTGGTATGTGCCAAAATCAGCTTTAAAGCGAAAGTCTGAGGGTAAATATCTAACTTTAGGCATTAGTCACCTCTTTCTTCACTATACGTTGCGTATAAGCCCCTTAATTGCCCGATTATGCTATTTAAAGTTAGGTTAATCGGATAAGTCACCGTGTCAGTCAAAGCTACTCTATAAGTGAAATAAGAGCTTGTGAGGGCTATTACAGCCGTGTCAAACAAAGATTCCACACTTTCAAGGTCGTAGAATTTCTGATCACTACCGACTGCATTGATAATGTACTGTTGAGCCGATTCAATGTAAGCTGGAATGAGTGCAGTGTCGTCTGTCTCATCCAGATTGAGGGTCTGCATGATAGTTTCCTTAGATACACTCATTACTTACCTCCTAATTAAGCTCCAGTAGTAAGATTAGCTTTTTGGTCAGCGATAGCTTTGAATGACGCTGGCACAAACGCTTCTTCATCCGTTTTAACAACATCGAAGCGGTCAATCACACGTACTTTGGTAGTGTCAGTTTCAAATGCTCCACCACCAATATTAGTAGAGAGCAATGACAAGTGTTGACGATCAAACAATGTTACCGCTTGTTTCAAGTCACCAAAGTAAAGTGGCATAGCTCCACCGGTACCGTTAGCAAGCCAGCGGTCAGAAACTTCTTTAACTGCGAAACCATCGATTGAGTATCCAGTTGGTGATTTCACATCACGTTCCATGAGGTAATCACCCATAGCGTTCTTAACTTTCTTAAGGGCAGTGAAGCCTGAAGTGTTAGTCAAGAAGAATGAAGTCTGTTTGATTGCAGGGTCAACTTTAGCTTCCAAGTCAATGATATCATCCCATTTAGCCAATGTTGGTTTAGTTGGGAGTGTAGCGATAACATCCAAGATAGCTTTGTTGCGAGTAACAACAACTTTCTTAGCAATCCAGCCAGACAACCAAGCAAGGATGTTTTCAGCAGAATCAGCAAGCAAACTGTTAGTTACTGTTGAGATACCAGCGTAGCGTTTGATAGCGTAGCGGATAAGAGAAAGTTTAGGATCGTCGTTAGCACCGATTTGTCCAGCTTCATCATCGAGTTTAGAAAGACCAGTAATTTCAGCCCATTTCTCATAAACACGAGAACCAGTAAGAGTAGTTACGTTTTCAACGTTAACGTACTCTTGCAATGAATCGTATTGACGAACCAATGTATTGATAGCTGTACGAATATCTTGAGGGATAGTCAAGCCAGCGTCAGAACCAGATGCGTCTGTTTTAGAATCAAGCAAGTTTTGGTAGCGACCACGAACGAGATTTTTAAAGTCTTTGACAAAGTTAGCTTTAACTTCTTCTTCGTTTTCAGTCAATGGTTGTTTTTCTTCTTCAGTCATGTTAGCGACTTCACTAGCACGAGCTTCAGTGTATTGCTCCTTAAACAAGTCACGCTTCACTTTAGCAGTGTCACGTTCGTTTTTGATAGCTTGCAACTCTTCAGCGGTAACTGAATCATCAAGCATAGCTACGTTAAGTTTTTCATTCAAGTTTTCGACCTTGTCGCCTTGTGCAACCCAAAGGTCATGCAATTCATTTGATGTTTTCATCAATCATCTTCCTTTCATTTTTCAAGTAAAATAGCCAATTTCTGCTCACGCAATGTATTGGTTTTAGGTGTTGCAATCATATTCTTAAATTTAGTGATTGCTGATTTGCTTGGTAGTTGATGTACGGCATTGGTAACCATGATTTCTTCTTCATCATTATTGAAGAACATGATTTCATCCGCAAAGCCTTTATCAACGGCAGTTTTCGCATTAAGCCATGTTTCTTTAGCCATAAGATCTAGTAACTCTGGTTGTTTAAGACCAGTCTTCATTTCATAAGCCAAAGCAATGGATTCATCGATGCTATTAAGCACCGCTGATTGATGCTCTAGGTCGTCGCTATTACCAACGATGCCAGTGGATGCCTTGTGAATCATGATATGTGCCGTTGGACTGATACGCACGGTATCGCCTGCCATAGAAATGACACTTGCAGCACTAGCCGCAAGCCCTTGCACATTAACCACAATACGCTTGCCACTAGCCTTAAGCATTGTATAAATTTCGCTTGCTGCAAACACATCACCACCATTAGACGCTATATTAAGCGTGATTTCTTCGTCTTCATCGTTAGCAATGGCATCTTGTACCAGTTTTGGATAGGTACTAGACATGCCAAAGTATTCGTAAAAAGCCCCAGCATCATCACTTACAATATCGCCTTTAATGTCAATCTTGCCCATTTGTCTCACCTCCTTTCAATATGGTTCGGTTAGGGTTCTTACCCTCTGGCAACTCTTTAGGCAAAATCTCGGCTTGTTGCAAAATATACAAGCCTTGATTTTGTGCGAGTGTGCCGCTTTTGACCATGCTATTGATACGGCTGATATAGTTAGCACCAGTCGGATCAACCGCTGGGAAAATATCCGCATCCACATCGCATGAAAGTTTTTGAGACAACTCACTAAGAAATGGCCTTAAGTAGCGTGCGACTGCTTTAGAGTACACATTAGAGCTCATTTCTAGTGAAGATTGTTGGTCGCCTTGTCCACCGACAACGTTCTCTGGGATACCGTAAACTTTCGCAAATTGTCCGGTCGTCCAGTCCGCTTGCTTAAGTAGTTGGGCCACGTTGGATTTGATTTCAAGAGGTGTAAAATCCTCCAAATCATCCAGTACCAACGGACCGCCTTGCATTTGCTTCATTGCTTGTCGTGAACGTGAGACCTTGGTTTTGAAATCGAGCAAACCACCGCCCTTAATCTTCAAAATACCATTGGCATTGAGGGCGTTCTTAAGAGAATTAAGCGTTAGCTTATCACTAGCCTTTTGAATGTCCAATTCTCTACCAAGAGCCATCAACGGACTTACGCTTGTCAGACCACCGTCTACAGATAGCAGTCTGAAGTGTAAGATGTCGCTTTGCGGTACATGTTGTTTTGGCGGTATGCGTGGGTCATCGAATGTGATGTTGTAATAGAGACCATTCTGATTGTCCAATCGGTTAAAAGAGACTTGAGATGGTCTTAGATACTCCCACTTCATATCACGGCCGTTATCATTACGCCAGCGATATGCAAAGGCTTCCCCACCCAAAAGCATTTGAGCAAAGATAGACTGGTAAAAGTTAAAGCGGTTAGCATTGTTTGACGGGTTATCTACGATGCCTTGCATTTGTTTTCGGCTGGTTGTAAGTTTAGCGGTTGCAAGGTCGTTAGATAACTGGCTGATAATAGAGAATAGGTCCGAGTTTTTAAGAGCGGTTTCGGCTGAAACCCACTCACTACCATTCAAGGTAGCTAAAAACTCTGGATCAGTGATATCAAAAAAGCCCCCTTGGTTACTCGGTGGGCTTTCGGTTGCTAAATTAAATATCGGCAATTATTATCACCTCCTTTCTAGCCTTTTTTAGCGGCTAGCTCACTAATTAAACCTGCTAATACGAATGTAATGGTCATGCTGACACCAAACCACACGTAACCGAGGTTGTAAGTCGTTAAATTAAGCGAAATTGCAGCTAAAATGAACATCAAAATGTCAAAAATAGCCCAAATTGCCTTAAAAAACTTCAAAATCATGTCTTAATACTCCTCTAATAGCCCACTATCTGGGTTTTTCAACCAGTTTAGAACGGCCTCTTGACTCATGTGTTCTACCTTCCACGTTGGATTATTAGTGATAGCGTAGTCTTCAAAAGCATACATGCCATCATATAATGCATCGATAAGAGCGTCCACAACGTCAATTTTATAGGTCGATTTCATTTTGTCGACTTGAATACCGATGTTATCTTCTTTAATTACCGCATTTATCAAGGCTTTACGCATGATTTCATCATCCAAACGGGTGATATTACCTTCGATAAAGAGCGTTTGAAGGAACTTTGTCGGGTCTTTCAATTCGCTTGTACGTTGTCTAATCGGCATGAGCGGAAAGCTCGTGTTAGATTCCAAGGCCTTGATAAGCTTTGAAACCCCCATAGCGTCATATCCAAAAAACAAAACATCAAGCTGATTGTCTTCTACATAGTCGCAAAACCAACGGTAGACTTCCTCTGGATTGATTAAACCTTGTGGATGGCTTGTAATTGTACAAAAACCCTTAGTTTCCAAGTCTCGATAGTTAACACCATCTTGCTTCATTTTAGCTTCTAACGACCCTGCTTGTTGCCAAGGGATGAAACTGTGTTGTTCGACATGCCATTTCTGGCTACCATCTTCAGCAACGTAGGGGTAAACGAAACCAATCGCCGTATTATCGCTAAACATTGAGGCATCAAGCCCAACATAAGCACGCCTGCCACGTATATCAAAATCAGAAATGACCGAGCGCTCGATGTCTTCCAGCTTTAAGAAGCTGTTTTCATCTTGTTCGCCCCAAAGGTTCATATTCTTGATTATAAAATCGTTGATGTTTCCAGATAAAAGGTCAGCGTCTCTCTTATCCATAAGACCTTTTAAAAGCGTATCGTGTTCGCTTTCAAGGTCTAATAAGGGGTTCGACTTGCTCCATGTTTCAGGCATATAAATCTCATCTATGCTATCCTGCGACCAAACGAGGCACAATTGAGTATCACCAGCCCTGTCGTCACGCTCCATAATCCCTTGCATCATCCGTTCATCGTGTCTTAATGGCGAAGTGGGGTTTGGATAGGCAGTGGAAATTTGAATAAATTGTCGGTTTGGAATTTTAACCTGCCCAGAAACGATTTTAGAAATGCTCGTTCGGTCTTTCAAATCACCCGACTCATCCATAATCGCATTGGTCAAGTAAAGTGGAATCCATCATAGTTACCGCTTTCGGAAGATATAGCCCTTAAAACGTTGTTATTCGTTCTCATAATGACTTGTTCTGACTGGATAGATAAGTCCAACTCTTCAGCTAGAGACTTAAAAGGTTCTTTGGTGATTATCTGTTTAAGCATATTCTTAATATAGCCCATGAGCTTCATGGTCTGCTTAAAGTTGATTGAGCTTACCAAATAGTCTTGGTTAGACAGTCCGAGGCTTTCAAAAAGGAATGAGAAGCACATAGAAATAGCTTGTATGTATGTTTTCCCTTGACTACGACCAACAGATACAATGACCTGCGAAAAGCGTTTGCCACCCGTTTCATTGCGCCAGCCAAAAGATTGACTAAGTAAAAACTCTTGCCACGGCATAAGCGCTGTAGGCTGTCCCGTGTCTACGTTTGGACAAATTTTAGCAAACTTCAACACTTTACCAGCTTCAGCCAAGTCATAGTTGTAAGGAAAATCAGGCTTCCCTTGATGTCTTAAATCCCGTAAATGCCGTAAGCAAGCAAGTTGCATCATGTAACCAGCTTGTGTTTTGCCGTCCAGAACAGAAAAAGCGTATTTAGTCCCTGGGTCTTGATATTTTTCTCTAACTTCCGAAAAGTCGCTATCTTGATAAATCTTTGTTATTGTTTTATTCGTTATTTGTTTAGTTTCCACTTTTTAAATCACCCCCCTTCTAATAAAAAGAGATGGGGAAATAAATTCCTCATCTTTTTAACTGTTTAAAAAGTCCTGCATCATTTCAGCAGTCGATTTTTCAGGTTTGCTACTATCAGCAATCGTCAGCAACTCTGCCCTGCCTTTTGGCGTAAGACCTAGTTGCATGGCTATCTGATTCAGCGTAGTTGTTGCATCCTTCATCGTTGCAACTGCTGGATTCTTTTTAAAGCCAAGCGACTGCTCGCCTAAAATCTCACCGCTTCCCTGCGCCTGTACAAGCTTTTTGATTTCCTGCTGGATGCCGTTTAGCTTGATATCTTCATAAGCCAGCTTGTAAATTTCGTAGTTAGTGCAGTAGGATTCCACCAAGAATGTATCTATGCGCTCGACCTTGCCTGTTCCTTCTAAAAACGGAACGACTTTGCGCCAAACCTCCCTGGCTACCTGTCCTAGATAGTTTGGTGGGTCACTCGGTAAACGCCCTTTATTTTGTTTATAAAATGGATTTTTAACCAAGTTCGCCTCACCTTCTTCTAGTTCATTTTGACATCCTTTAAAAATCTGAAAAATTGGTGTCCGACATAAAAGAACACTTTGTGGCGGCTCTCCTTGGCACGAGAAGGGGGTGGGGGTCAATTTTAAATTGGGTAGAGGGTTATTATACCACCCTTATTATAAAATCGTGCTATGGGCTTATTAGAGGGGTTTAACGACGTCCTCTTTTTTGCGGGCTATTAAATCTGCCCACGTTGCCACGGAAAGTCGTAGCTCGGTGTTCTGTTTTGTTCTATTTTGACCAGTGCCATAGATTTCTTGCTCTAAAGTCCTCTTGGTGTTATCACAGCTCCTGCATGTAGCTACTACGTTTGAAACTTCAGTCCGAAGTTCTGGAGCTATTTCAACGGGTGTTACGTGGTCGCCTATACGAGCGTCTGGTGTGGTCACACCCAAGGCAAGACAGTACTGACATAGATAGTTGTCACGTTCTAATGCAATCTTACGAATAGAAGACCAAATCTTTGAGCGATAGAACGCATACCGTTCCTTACTCTCATCGTCTCGGTTCCTTACTCGTGTGTTGTATCTAGTGCGTGAGTATCTCTGTCTCTCCTCTGTGTATGCTGCTTCCATACTGCTATGTGTACTACAGTAATGTAATGGTCTCTCTGTTAGAGCACGGCATCCCTCTGCCCTGCATCGTCTGACCATCGGCATAGATATACCTCCTCTCAGATAAACTAAAAGAGAACACCACTGTGTCCTCTTGATTCGATAATACTATATTACCACGTTGATAGTATGATGTACTATAGATTGGTATAGACCGATGTAGATTAGTCCAAATACTTCTCAGCTTGTCTTAACTTAACGTAGTATGTAGCTTTACTAAAGCCCATACGGTCACATATCTGCCAGATATCCAGCTGGTCTATATAAACCATTTGCAGTAGGGACCTGGCATCTATATCCCCCACGCTTGCTATTTGCCGGCGGAAGTCTAGCTTTTGCTTAATAGCCTCGGCAGTGAACCGTTCCACTTCCTCCCTAGCCGTCATAAGCTCCACATAGATATCATCCTTGCCCTTACGTTTGCCACCTTGGACCATGTCTGTTTGCATTGCACCAGCCGTTACTTTTAGTGCTTGCGATTCCAGTCGTTTGATCTGTTCTATCTGACTGTCAATGTACCTGTCTAGTGCCTTGATTTGTTGCAGCCGTTCAACTGTTCTCATAAATTCGTTTCCTTTATGGTATAATAATATTATTAGCGTTTGAACAGTCCTGGGCATTAGTCTGGGTCTTTTTTTGTAGTCAAAGGCACCAGCAAGGTCTTTGACTACGTGTAATGATATCTAGTAAGAAAGAGGGTGTTTCACATCCTTTTTTCTTAAATTTGCTGGGTTTGTTGAGCAAGGTCTGTCAGCTCGACGGGTGTCGAAAAAGTGTCCAAGCCACTAAAATTAGCGTATTTTGACAGACAACAGCCAGTGACGGAATCAAACCGTCTGAAACCATTCTGGCTACACGCCTAACATGTAGGCTTTATATAAGGCTTTTCTTACAGTTATTTTATTACGCCCAACTTTGCCCCTAGTCCGATATTTGAGAATGATGCGATCAATCTCGCCATCTAGCCTTTCGGCCCATTCATAGTTATTGAAAACAAAATCAACAATCTCACTGAATAGTTCTCTTGACAACATCCCTTCCATTTGAATAGTCTTCAAAGGTGTTAGGGCGGCTTTCTCCGCATAGCACTGATTGATGGCGTTTTGGACTTTGTTAGCTTTCTTCTTATCGCAATCCTTGACGCTTCTAATATAGCTATTTAGGTCGTTAGGGTGTTCCTTGCGTAGCCCTTCCACTTCCTCACGGAATCGCTTGAAAAGTTCTTCTGGCAGTCCTGCGTTGGTTTTCTCCAACAGCGGGCGCGTGGTTTTACCTCTAGTGTAATTCTTGGATAGATATGCTTTAAGGTCATGATACAGCTCATCAGAAATGACACCTTCTAACCTCTCGACTGTTCGAGGTGAGATTCTCTGGCGTTCAACGACTGCGCTATTAAACGCCTGATATATAATGCGTACTTGCAGTTCGTCGCATTGTTTAACGTCTTGAAAGAATTGCTTATAAGAGCCCTTTTTGTGTGTTTTTCTAAGTGCTGCATGTTCATCGACCAACCGCTGGTATAATTCTGGTGTTAGTCCTGAATATTTGTAGGTTTTGCTCATGAGCTCACCTCTGCTAGCTCTGGATTGGTGTAACCGTCTCCGATGAAATCAAACTCACCATTATAGAACTGTATTTCTTCCACATCTATCATTTCTTTATCTTCTTTAAGCCACGCTCTATATCTTGGTATCATTGCCCTCTCTCCTTCAAATAGCTAGGGATATCATCCCCAATATTCACTTGGTCATACTGTTCCTTGCTTACGAGGAATTTACCGTAAGCCCCGCAATCAATCGTGTAGAGATCATTAATTTTCTCTTTCCCAGTAACTTTGCCGTGCATCTCTGCGCCCACGTTATCTACTTTATGGATACTTACTGTCTCCACCCTGCGTGGCACTGTCAGAACGTAGTAGACCGACAGCATGTTGACGACCAGACTGAAGACTAAGATAGCGCTTGAAATAGTCAAGCTATCCGTGTACCACCTCTTATAGGTCTTCTTCTTTGACGAAAGTGCCATTAATCATCTTTCCCTTTCTATTCTTAATCTCCTCGTATGCAATACCAAGGCACTCAGTAACATCGAGGTCTAATTGATGTGCCAATACGATAATCGTTACCAACGTGTCACCGATAGCGTCCTTAAGTGCTGCTTGCGGTTCCGTGAATTTAGTCGGTTTCAAGAGTACATCCCGAATTTCTCCGACTTCTTCCGTAATACGCATCCACTGAATATTAGGGTCAGCTTGCTTTAAATTTCGTTCGTCTGCCCATTGATTTACGAGGTGAATTAATTCATCCGTCCTACCGTAATATGAACCCCTTCCAATCAATCCCATTTATTCCACCTCCGTCACTTCAATACCTAAATCTACTAATTGTGTCTTTAAGTTTTTGATCGTTTGCTTCAACGCGTCATTGATTGCGTCTGATAAAATTTCCGATGTTATTACCATAGTTTTTTCATCAAAAACTCTAAGCAGGCTTAGCCTGCTAACTCATGACAGAAAAGAAAGTTCGGCTTATA